TAGGTATGGATAGGCGTGTGTAGATATTACAGTCCAGTTGCTAGGGTTATTTGTAGCACTGAATGCTAGGTTTACGTATCTGTTCTGAGTTATGTTAATGTCTGCCTGATCGATTACTGGTATAGCAACCTCTGGACAGTCGCACTCTCCGTACAGTATACAAAGACCGTCAGCATTCACAACAACGTACTTGCCACCTGAAACTGGTGGAAGAGTTGAGAATGTAGTGCTTATCAGGTGGTACGAACTGGTCCCGTCAAATGTTGCGCTACCGTCAGACACTGTATAGATCCTATCACCAACCGTTGGTGTAGCTCCTACACCGTCATGGTAGTAGTTAGTTGTAGGTGCTTGGGCACATACGTTAGATACAGTCCCAGCAGATATATTAATCCAGAAGGATGTCAACGTTGGATCAACCCTAGCGAGGTCCCATCCAGTAAATACAAGAGGCGAGTATACCGTCAGGCTGCCCGACCCCGTTGGTAAGAACTTGTTGAAATTTATTGAGCCAGTGCCATTGTCAACCAGTCCGTCGTAAGGATACACCAAAGATATGTTCTCATCTGGTATGTCTAGTGCCTTTAGTGCGTTGTAGTTCGATAGACTGTTTATACCTACATACCCAGTGTCACCAACCGTGTTTCTGTTATACTTTAGTATTAGCCTAGCTGGACCTCCAGTGGTATCCACGATGTAGTCAACAGCTGCGTTACCAATGTCCGACCCAAAGTCCACGTCTAGGTACTTTGTAGACGCCACCCCAGCGTAAGATGCCGTTCCACCATCAAGGCTGTCTGTGTAGTCCCATATCAAGTACAAGTACTCGTAGTCGTTGGGATTGTTGAACACAAACGTGCCCTTATACCTGCCTCCAGACAATAACATCGAGACTGGTGTTGCTAGTGATATTATTAGGTCCTTGTCTGTGTTGCTATACAACACATTAGTTACCAAGTAGTAAGCCTTGTTATTTAGGTTTGGTTGTAGATCCTTTGTCGCTGGATTTGTATTTATTAGCCCAGTAAATATATCAACAGTTGAGCCGTCGTACGGCATAAAGTCTACACCGCCTATCCCAGTAAGTGAGTCGAATAAAGACAACCCGTTGTCGCTTATATCAACGTTAGCAAACTCGTAGTTGCTGCTACCAGTGTAGTTAAATCCTTGGTTTGTATTCATAGTCTTGTGTCATTATTTTTAACTAAAAGAACTACCGTACCCTTTGGTCCTCTTGCCTGAGTTAATAGAAAGTCTTTTGTAAGTCCGTCGCAGTAAGTTACACGCACCTTTACTGATCTTGTCACACTAGTGTTAACCTGAACTAGTCCTAGTATGTCTTGCGTTCCAGATCCATCAGTTACTGGAAGTGTCAACCAAGACGTGCCGTACCCGTTGTCTACTAAATTTAAATTCCAAGTTGAGTTAGTTATGATTGTGAATAGATCAACGAACGCAAGTGACACTCCCTTTGGAATAGATAAGCTGTATCTACTCAGGTCTAAGTCTGAGCAACTAAGAACGCTCTGTTTGTTAGCCGCAAGCACATACTTTCGTGTGTACGGATCGTATCCTCCTAGAAGTTGTGTGTTTGGACTATTTCTCATTGAAGACCTAAAGAATCCAGTCATGCCGATAGATGATATAGGCTCTATCTGGTTTCCTCTAGTCTCGTACGACCCCATAAGTAGAACAGCACCACGTCTTGCGTCTGTCCAGTACACGTTATCTCCCCACTCAGCAAACGACTCTGGGTTATTACTAATCCCATAATCTCCTCCGTACGCTACTTGTGTTCCAAGTACCTCTGGAATTGACGCCACCTGACTCCCTCCAACAGCATCGTACAGTAAGTTCTTGCCGTACTTAACCTGAGACACCTTGTTCTCTTGGAATACCATAAGGTCGGTATCTCTAGCGTACAGCTTCTGAATTGTTCCAAACTCGCTGTGTAGGTACTTGAAGTTTGCGATAGATAAATTAAACTCATTTAAGTTATTAACGCCAGTATTTTGACCATATATTCCGCTGTAACATATCGCATTATAACTATGACGCTCCTTGTACTCGTCAACTATAGCGTTAACTCTTGGGCTGTACTGTAGCTCAGTTGCGTTGAAGTCATCGTATATTCTATCTGACTCCAGACCGTTACCGAAGCACCATCCGTTGAACGTTGAGTTGACAGTGTTAGGGTTGTTTATCTTGATGTTTGCAAATCCATTTATATAGTTGGTCTGGTCTACATCTGTAACACTAAACGACACCTTACCTGGAGTTGCTAGCCCTGGTCCTGGAAATGGTAAGTTAATAACTATGTTATATCCGTCAGGTATAAGTAGTACCTCATACATCCCAGTAAGTGTGTTGTTAGCGTCATTATTCCATAACACGAAAACTGTATCACCGACAGTGAACCAGTGCTCCATATCGGATGATGTAATCGGTGTGCCTGGAATTAGTTGACCAATATTAGTGTACTGTATACTATTTATTACCACGTAACTAGGTGCCGTATAGTCTTTGTACGCCCATCTAACTATGTGCTTACCCTTTATAATTGGGTACGTGTGTGCTGTCTCGTGGTACAAATCAAGTGGAGACTCCTTCGCAACTGTCTCGCAAAGTGTCGGAGTGTCGGTCTGTGTAATCTCGAATGACACTTGAAACTTACTCTGATTGTTTCCATGTTGATCATATAGGTCGGCATCAAAACCAGAATTACTTGTGCTTTCGTTATTAGGCATGCTAGATGCAATAAACATTCTAACTGGAGATAAAAGAGATACGTATTCTATCTGATTTGTTTCAAAATCTGAAAGCCCACCATTATTATTTTTTTGCCAATTTGACCCCCTTCTAAATCTAACTAAACTACCTTTTATATCATTTTGATGAACATCTATATATGAAAATTCCTCTCTTGCTCCAGATTCATACCACCACTCCTCAATATTATCATATGTAGCATTAGATGGTGTAAATTGTTGCATTCCTTGCTGTGATCCTCCAGGATTAAATGTGTCCTCTATTACTTGTATTTTTATAATAGCATTTTGCAATATTTTTCTATCTACTTCTGGAGTTGATGGAGACCAAGATCCTCCTCCAGGAATTATAGCTACAGCAGATTTTTCTTGTAATTGAAAAGGATTTGCAAATGCTCTACAATTAAAAACCCATTTATCTCCAACAGTATATGCTGATTGTGTAAATTGAACATAAAAATAATTTCCTATATTAACGGTTGATAGATATGTTATTGGTTGATTTGACGCTAATACTTGACTAGTGTTGTACTGTTGACCAATAGATATTGAATTTTTATATGCTGTATATGTAGTAGGAGAATCTATCACTATAGATATTCTTTCATCATCATACTGTAATGGAGTAGGTGTAAATACATTACTTGTAGAAGGGTCAACTATTATACCATTGCTATTTCCAGCACCATAATATATTGGATTATCAACTGTACCTAATGTAGCTATTAATCCATTACTTGGTAAAGTTCCATAATATAATAAACAAGGATTTCTATCAGTTAAATTATTCCCCCAAACTGTTGTTCCTCCAACACCGACAGAATAATAATTAAATTGATTGATATTAGTTAATTCTGTTGTGAAATCTACCTTTATCGTAAAATAAAGACCAGCTGCCTCACTACCAGCATATCCTAAAAAATCAGCAGGTTGATTTTTTAACTGAAGTATCTTGTACTGTTTATTAGAGTATGTAGGTCCTCCAGATGTTGACTTAAATATAACATACCCACCAACCGCAAACTTATCTCTATCAGATTCAGCTATTAAGAAGTGTCTATTAAAACCGTCTATATAGTATAGAATTGGGAATATATTATAGTACTCCTTCTTATTCTGCTTTATTAGCAACCTATAGTTAGTAGCCCATACTGGTGGCTCATTATATACACTAGCTATAAGACTATTAGCTGTATCAGACTGTGTTGCAGGGATGTATATTGTATTGTTTGCTGTGTTATTTGATCCAGCATTATTAAAGTATGCAGACGTAAGTGCAGTTGTATGTCTGCCATACTTGTCTAAGTACTCGATAGCAACCTCGTAGTCTCTGTCTGATCTAAATGTTCTCTTTGGGTCCTCTGAACTAACTTCCTCAGATTCAGTTTTTAGGTTTATCTTGATGTTTATTGGCTCGTTATTCACACCTACAACGTTGTAGAACTGTGTGTAGTTTCCGTACATCAGCCTGCTTCCAACGTAGTCTTGAGCCTTAGCATGAAGAGGCACGTTATCAAACGTTCTGGTAAGTTGATCAGATGTAAGTATCGTGTATGTCTTGTTGTTGTTAAATGTTAGCGTTCGAAGTACCCCGTTACTGAACCCTAGCTTCTTCTTGTTAAATATTTCAACGACACTAATATTAGAACTCATCTCGTCGTGCATAAGTACTTGTACGTCAGTCACGTTCTTTCCACCAGTATTGAATGTTATATCTACAGTGTTGAACTTGTTAATCATAGCCTTGTTGTGCCCAGATGCGTAGTCGTACACGTAAGCTTTCGGACTAAATGAAATAGCTGATAATGGAGACATCGCACTGTACTGACCGTCTATGTACTTGTATCTGTAAGAGAACGATAGAAACTTCTCAGACATGTTGTTAGCTTGCGTCGTGTTGTCATTAAACAACCTAAGCGTAGGAGGGTTTAAAGGTGGAGCCATTATCACGCTGATGTCGTCTGCAATGAGTGGATCATTTATGGTATACGACTTTGCTCTAGATATGTTTATCTTTCTAGGTGGATTCAAGTCATCTGTCCAGTAAAGGAACCCGTTTATATAGTTTATGCCAGTGATTATGTAGTTCTCGTTAAAGTTAAGTGTCCCGTCTGTGCACGCAAGAACCCTTGTCGTAGCACCAGTGATTGCGTTGTACTCAAGAACAGCGTCGAAGTCCCCAGTAATTATCCAGTACACTAGGTTGTCTGTCTCGTACGTTACAGCTCCGATGGTCTTAGCGTATATCTCTTCTACATTAAATAATTTTGCTAGGTCAGTCATTAGTGTGTTCCCTAACGAGTTACGTGCCGACCCTATGTTGGAATTCTCATCCGTGTCCACGTCAATATTCAAGGCGTTACGGTACACACCCTCTTGGATTAATCTCTCGTCGAGATCCTTGTCCATCCTACCTGCAACAAAAACGTTTGTAATGTCTGCCATATTATTTTAATTGTCTACTCTGACCACGAAGGCTCATTAATAATCTTGATGGGTGCATGTCGCTTAGTCTTAACTTTGCGTTCCTAAACTCTGCCTGCTTCTCGTCACGTGCCAACTTTCTGTCGTACACTGGGATGTTAACCTTGCCGTTAAGTATCTTCCACTTGATGTATCTGTTGACGAACTCTTCAGCGAACTTGTGCACGTTGATGTTAGCGTCAACACCGTTAGCCATTCCGTCAGATATGTACTCTAACACAACGAACTGGTTAGCAATTCCAGATGAGAAGTCTATCACACCGTTATTTACTCTAAAGGACGGTCCTGAGAACATATCTCTAGTGTCTGCACCGTATCTAGCACCGACGTTGTATCCGAAGTACCAGCAGTCGTCTACGCACCATCCCATGCATCCGTTATAGATTCCAGGTCCGCTGTACTGTGTCTGGCTGACTCTAGATAGGTCAAGGTTAGATGTTCCAGTCAGTACGTTACCGTCTATGTCGAACAACAAGTTTAGGTTGTTGTCTTGCAGGTACCCTAACGCTGTGTTAGCCATTCTGTTCTCGTACAACGGTCTTAGCGTTCCTCCGACGTTAATTGAGATGCGTATGTAGTTCACGTAGTCAGACGGAAGGATAAACTTTAAGTCGTCTCCAACCTCAAGCTCAATAGAGTTGACTGGCTTTATCTTGGCGTCAAAGTTCAGTAACTTTATAGCCTCCTTGGCGTAGAAAATAATCTCGTGTCTTCTGACGTTATTTATCTGCTTGTCGTTGCCGACATACATTATCATAAAGTTGTTGACGATGTCCGCTAACGTTGTGTACTGATACGACCCATAGTTTTCTGGATCTGAGTAATACTGGTATGGAGTAATTGGCATCTGTTATTGTTTATCTTGTTTATCTTGAACCTCTTCAGATGACGCTGCCTGAGCAATGTCTGCCTCCCTGATTGAAATACCAGCGTACTGAAGGATCTTTACAACTAGCTTAGGCTCGTCCGCTATTGGTAACTCAAAGTCTTGGTAGTCGGACGCTCCCTGGTTAAACATTGGCGCACCGTCAGTAAGACCAAACCACGTCCACTTAGGGTCAACTGGGGTCCTCAAGTAGTCTAGCGTTATGTCAGAAACTATATTTGTAGGGTAAACCTTTATGGCGTTGTTAGACTGTGTGTACACTGGATACGTTGTGGTAGGAGCAGTCATGTTTGACGTTAGTAAGTTCAAAATATTACTAGGAGCCTTGTCAACCTCTACTGAGTCGTTGTATATTACCGTCTGTGTTAGGTATAAGTCAGATGGAAGTGGAAACTGTGACACCACGTACGTAAGAGCTAGTGGCTCTGGTCTGAACATATCTAGGACCTCCTCTGCCTTTCTAACTATGTTTGAGTATCCTATACCATTCAAGCGAGCGTTCTGCTTGTTCATGGCATTTGAGTACGTGTATATGTAGTCCTCGTATATCTCCATCTGAGCTTGCTTAGCAAACAGATTAAACTCGAACGGAGTTATGTAGCCTCTATTGTCCTTGCTGATGATAGATAGTACTGTATTTCTAACGCTGTCAATCATTGATTATAATTTATACAAAGATAATAAAAAAGGCACTACCGAAGCAGTGCCTTGAATAAGCCTAATAGAATAGGGTTATGCGATTGCGATAGACGTAATCAATTGTTGTGTTGCTCCAACTAATGGTAAGTCAACAATAATAATAGCTGGACATGGTACAGCTTTAAAATCTTTATCTTGTGCTAAAGCATTAATTACAGCAGCATGAGATGCATAAGTTGCATCAGCAGTTGTAAATGTAATCGTAATTACATCAGCAGTAGCTACACCTCCTACAGCAGTAAGTACTACCGTTGCGTTTGATGGTGTTGTTACAAAATAATTTGCATCTGTAGGGATATAATCCTTTACTAATGATGTTGCTGCACCAATTGTGAATTCTAAAAATCTTGCCATTTTAAAATGTTTAATAGTTAATAACTGGCACAAAGGTACTAATTATTCTGCAAACATGTTCTCAAGAACCTTGAAGAAGTCTAACCCCTCGTCAGAGTGTAACCAAGACGACAACGCATCAACTGGCTTCATCCCAAAAGGAACTGTAAGAATCTTCTTCTTGTTGTCAGCTAGGTTATAGAAAATATCCTTGTCTCCTCTAATTGTAACTACCTTTTCTTGTATTGCTCTAGATGCTAAGTTATTAAGTTCCATGTCTGGATCTCCAATAGCATCTAAGAACTCTGATGGGTGGTTCTCTGCGTATCGCATTAGGTCATACTTAACCTCAGCAGTTGACATCTTGTCAACGTTTCCACGTAAGAACGTTCTTGCTAATCCTAGCATAGTATTAAAGTCCAACTGTTTTGCAGCAATGATAGCGTCTGTACGAAGGTCTAACTCTTCCATTCTCACTTGAGCCTCAACCTCTGGGTCGTACTCAAAGAAAACTCCACCACCATTAGCCTCATTACCAGGATGAATAGCTAAAAAATCTTGTTTTGACTTATCAGTCTTTGGTACGTTTAATATACCCTCTAAAAAAATTATTGGTTCAACGATAGCTGTATCGTCTTGTTCATCTAAAAATGGTGATGCATGGTTACGTGAGTAACGCATAGATCTATTTCTACCAGTCTCTGGGTCGTTGTATAGCAACCTGCTACGTCTTCCATCCTTAGATGCAATATACATGCTCAGTGGAGCCATGTCGTTTGACAGTACATAGGTACGGTCCTTTAGTTCAATCGGTTTTTTCATTATTATTAGATTAGAATTAAAAAAAATAGAGAGGAATATTTCTACTCCTCTCTGGTATTAGGTGTTATGCGTTAAACTTGAAGAAGTTTTGTGCACCAAGAGTACAAAGTGCTCTCTCAGATAAGTAGTCGATGTACATAGCATCAAAAGAACTATTAGAAGCTCCACCTGCTGAACCAGTCACCCAAGTCTTCAACTTTCTATTTTCTTTGTTAGCCATTCTGTAACGAACGTGTAAGAACGGACGAGTAGCATTTTGACCAAGAACTTGATCGTATACTGTAGTTGTTCCAGCTGGAACTAAAACTCCATTAACTGCTCCACCAACTAAACCTCCACGAAGAGTTACGTCATTCAAGTACTTCCAGTCAGACTTATAGAAGTCATAAGATCCACGACGGAATCCAGTGAATCCTAAGTTCAAAGCCATGTCCTTGTCGTTATCAAACATACCGTAAGATGTTCCAGTAGCTGTAGATTGAGCACCTAACATGTCATCAACATCTAAAGAGAATGCACGATTAACAAATAATGTGTTCTCAGCGATAGAACCTTGACCATCAAGACGCTCAACAATTGTATCGAAGTCACCTAGTGTAGTTGGATTACCTCCAGCCCATACGTTTCCTCTCTCCTCAATTGCAGCAAATAAACCTTGAGATCCAGCAGCTGTACTAGCAGCAGCTTCACCAGGAGCAGCAGACGTTGATGGAGATAAGTAAGCCAATGCAGCAGAAGTTGCTTCAGCGTTAGTATGCTCAACAGACATCATCTCTAACTGGTCATCAAAACGTAGACGTGTTTCAGCTTCAGCTTTAATGTACCACAAGAATCCGTTAGCACCGTTTTCAGATGTAGCTTCAATCCAACCAATTTGAGACATATCAGATCCTGAGATCTCATAACGGTCTTTAATAATAACTGGTTTAACATCAAAGATTTTTGGCTCTGGTGTTAATGAACCTCTCATTCCGTCAGTTCCTTTTGCAAATTCAGAACCATAAACGAATGCAGTTACATCTTCAGTATCTTCAACAAATGGAGAACCAGCTGCTGTGTAAAATTTAACTTCGAATGTATCAACAGCTAATAAATCTGCTGCACCAACTTTAGATACTACTGCTTTTGCAGATGCAGATGTTGTTTCAGAAGATAAAAATACAACTTGATTTTTTCTAAAGTTACATACTCCAGATGCAATTGTAAATTGTGCTGTATCTGAACCAAGAGCATCATTTGAATTAACTCCAGTATACTTAGTATGCAAACGTCCTTGCTCTGACCATTTAATTAAGTCTGATGCAAAAGGAATCTCTGCTGTACCTACGTTACGTAAGAATCCAGTGATTGTACGGTTTCCGTATCCTTCGAACTCGTTCTTGTCAGTTTCTGGAAGATACTGTGTTAAGAAATCGAAGTCTGTAATATAATTTGTTTGTAGTGCTTGTTGCACTGAACTAGGAGTTAACTCTACTCCTGGAGATACATTAATTGATCCTGCCATGTTTTCTAATTTTTAGCGTTTTTTTATTTTAAACTGGTTACTATTATTACCATCGTTTACTACCTTAAGCTGTAACCCAGATGACTTAGATGAAGGAACTGATGCTCCTCTAACCATGTCGATGTTCTTTCCGTCCTTCTCAAAGTTTGTCACTGAATCGGACTTCCCTTTATCATAGAAGAAGTTTGCGAACTTCTCTGGATCACCAGCTACAGTCATAGCTCTTTGGAACTTCTCCACGTCCTTAACATATCCGTTGTCGTCTAGGAATGATCCTATAAGATCTGTCAATGCAGTCTGTGCTTTAGCAGCGTTCATATCTGTTGGCTTATATACTACCTTGTCGTCACCCACTTTAAATCCGAAACCTTCGAAACTATCGGTAAACAACTCATTAGTTTTTTCAACAAAATAATTCGACTTCTTAAGTTGTTCCTCTTGCTCTATTGCAACTCTGGTCTTATTTGCTTTGTAGGACTCAAAATCATTTCTATCAGCCTCTGGTACTAGCGGTTCTCTTGACTCAAGAGATGTGCTGTATTGCTCCTTCTGCTCATTGAAGTGCTTCTTCGCCTTCTTTAGCTCTTGTTTTAGTGCTATCTTCTTTTCTTCAATCTCGTCTTCAGAGTCTAAGTCTTCGTCGTACCTGAACTTTCTCATTCGATACTCTACGTCCTCTTCGTCGTCTCCGTTTTCTTTGTAGAAGTCAGATAACAGTTTTGTTGGGTCTACCTTATCTAGGTCTCTATGTAAGTTCACAAAGTCTTCGATACCTCTACCCGTCTCTTTTTTATACTTGTTGAATGCAGCCACGTCTTCAGACAACTCCTCAGAGATTACTCTCTCCTTGAATAAGTCATTGATAGTGTCTACCTCCTTATTGTATTTTGTTCTAATATGTGAAAGAACTGCGTCGTCATCTAACTCAACGACTGGAGCTTCTTCAATTTTTTCTTCTATTACTTCATCAGCAACTGCTTCATCAGCAACCACCTCTTCAATAACCTCTTGTTCTTTTTCAGCGATAGACTTGTCTTCGTAGTCTACCTTCTTGAACGTTAATCCTTCCATTTATATTTGATTTAATTATTACAAAATTAACTAAAAAAGTAATACCCCCATTTATCTAGGTTCAAACGAAGACAAGTCAAAGTCTGATAGGTTGTCCTCGTTACTCTCAAAGTTCACTGGAGGAAGGTTATTCTTGCGCTGGTCAATTAGCTTTGACTGAGCCGTAGCTTGTATGTCAACCCTCTTGTCCTTAGCCTCTTCTTTCTTGTCTTCTCTCCTTGTTAGGTTCTCAGTCTCGATGCCCTTAAGCTGCATGTTGTAGTCGAACTCTAACTGCATCAACTCCTTCTTACTAGCAACCTCTGCTGCTAGGGTCTGGATTGCAAAGTTCATCTCTGCCTCCTTAATAGCAATCTTAGACTGTGCCTCAATCTGTGCTGTCTGTTGCTTCTGCTCTGCGGCAGCTTGCTGTGACTGCATGTTAGTCTGCATCTGAATCTGAGACTGCATGTCTTGTCTGTCCTCTAGAGCCTTCTGCTTCTTCTTTCTCTTGATTTTAAGGATCTCGTTAGCCATCTTCAGGTTCTTAACCATCCTGATGTCTATTGCGTCCTCTAAGTCAATCTGTTGTTGTTGGAGTGACATCTGAATGTTAGCCTCAAGTTGAGCTTTCTCTTCAGCGTCTGGCTCAAGTTCAATGAAGATACCGAACGAGTGTAGGTACAAGTTCTTGATGTCCTCAAGTATCGTGATGTTATACTTACCGATCTGCATAGCGAACTCATCTCTGAAGTCTGCGTACTCTAATATATCAGCAATTCTAAGTGATAGGCACGTAGCCAGTCTCTTAGTTATAGATAGTCCACTATCTAGGATATGTTTTGTTGCGATGTTACTGTTTAACGCTGCCAACTTCTGAAGCCCAACCAGTGCGTCTGGATTTGGAGTCGATGCGTCCCTAGCCTCGTTGAGTCCAGTCACATCACGTATCATATTGAGTTGGTAGTTGTAAGCACCGATTAGTGCCTGCATCTTGTTCTGACCACTTGAGCTGTTCAGCTGTTGGATTGGAACACGTGCCTGATTAAACTCACCGTCTCCAGTGTAGCTACGTCCTACAACCGAACCAGTCTGAAAGAATAGGTTCAGTGCGTCTTGTGGCGTGTACGCTGCTCCAGTACCAAGGTCAACCTCGCTGACACCGTCGACATCAATAAATACACCGTCTGGAACAACTCTCGAAAGGACCTGCTGAAGTTTTAGGTGTGTCAACTGAATCTGATCAGCGAACGGAATCATTCTCTTTACTAGAGACTCGATTCTTCCCTTGTACATCCTAGGTGCTGAGATGACGTAGTTACATACAGCCTTCTGACTTGCAGCCTCTGGTCGTACCATGTTCTTGCATAGGTCCCAGCTAACAAGCATGTTGGACCCAAGAACTAAAACTCCCTCATACCACACGTCTTTTGTAGCCTCAACTCTCTCGAACCTCTCCTCTGCGTCAACTGGAGGATTGAACGAGTCGTCTCTCTTTATTACCCTCTCTCCACCGTTGTCTAAGAACTTCTTCTTCCACACAAACTTCTTGTCTGTCTTGTAGTTGAAGTATAGGACCGAGATCATCTCTGAGTTGAACGGGTCGTCTTGTAGCTGACCAATGATAGTGTAGTCGTTGTACCAAGCGTTACCCCACTTCTTAATCTCTTGCAAGTCTTCGTCTGTGATGCTTGGGTTAATCTTTTTTAGCTCTGTGTAGTGTATCTGTTTAACCTCTCCTACATAGTAGATGTCTGAGAAGTCATTCTTTTCTGTGTAGCTGTACACTAGGTTAGCTGGATCAACGTAGTCTAGTTGAACGCCAGCACCTGGCAAGAACGAGTGCTTTGCAGCACCGATTCCTATGGTAGTAATGTCGTAATTTATTCTTGGCTTTATCGAGTCTTCATACTCGTTGACTTCAAACAAAGTATTGATAGCAACCTCTTCAGCAATTTCAACACTAGGTTTGAACTTCAACTGCATGTAAATCGATAGCTCCTCGTTGTCAGCTGGAAGTTCTTCCTCTGGAACGTTGAATGCGTCAACACCGAACTGCTCCTTGGACTGCTTAAGGAAGTCCTTAGCGACCATGTCTTTTTCTACAGTCTCTTGGAATAGGTTCTTCTTCTCTGCTGACGAAATGTCTTGTGACTCTGCCTTGATAGCGTACATCCTATCCTGCATCCCGTTGACAACGATGTCGACGAACTTAGGCACGATAGGCACGATAGCCCAGTCAAGGTTTAGGTATGATAAGTCTCCATCAACTGCCATCCCGTTCTTATACTTCTGGATTGACTGCTCTCCCCTAGCGTAAAGTCTTAGCTGATGAAAGTCATTAGCCTGGTCGTAGTATCTGCAAGAATTTCCTGACGTCTTCTTAAACCACTCACCCTCAATAGCACGAGCGACTGCCATCCCATACTCTGGTGATGACTTCTCTGTGTCTGATGCCATCTGGTTAGGAAATGGTACGTTCTTTACACTTATTGTTGGTTTAATCATTGCCTCTTGAATTGACTTTTTGATGAGCTGTTATCATACCTTGCAAAATTAAGCAAAATTTTCGTATTTTCAGTTTGCTGTTTAATGATATACTCACGTGTAGCCATAATAGCTAAACCAGAACTAATGGATGCATCATGTTTGGTACGATTGTTTATATCAAACCTAGCCCAGTCCTCTAATGTCTTGGTGAAGTACATGTTACCCATCTCGTCAGGATCTCTGTACGTCCCCTCTAAGTCATACCCAACGTTCTCCTCTGTGTACGACCCGATAGCAGATGCGTGCGCCTGCTTCACGTCCTCCGACGAGTTAGGAATACCACCTAGCTCTAGCTCGGTCTTTGACAGCTTGGATATGTGCTTGTCTGGTCTGTTAAGTGAGAACGCTCTGTAGCCCCTATTCTTGAAGTGGTACAGCAGCCTAGTCTTGTTGTTCTCTATAAGTATTGGCATGCCGTAAAATATGCAAGCCATTAGCACGTCCTCAAAAAATATCTCTGCGGTCTGTGTCCTTGTTACATACTCTAAGAAGAACTGTCCAGTTGGAGCCTCACTCTCTAGGTGGAACTTTGTCTTACCGTGGAGTGCACCGTTAGATCCGCCTCCGCCTACAACACCTGAGATGTCGTAAGGGTCACAACCAAACGCACCGATGTGCTTGTTTCCAGGCTGTCTGTTTCCGTGTCTGTCCTTCACAACCTTGTTCCTGAGTGTTGTCGGTGGTATCCACGAGACTAAGAAACGTCCGTTGTTCTCTGGAGTCCATATTACCTCTGAGTCTTCTACTCCGTTCTTCCAACTGAATCCACCTCTTGTAAGTACCCTATCCTTGATTAGAGACTCGTTATGGTCGATCTGCTGGTATATCTTCGTTAGGTTGAATAAAGACTGCTTAGACTCGTCCCTGAACGCATGAGAGGTTGTCCTAGGAAACTGTCGATAGAACTCATTCAATGCGTCTGGGTCGTTCTTAAGTGCTGACACCTCATTCTCCCAGTAGGTAATAACGCCAATGTCGATCATCTCTCCGTCAATACCAAGCACTGGCTTCTTAGGGTCCTCGAACACTGGGAACCCGAACTCGTCGATGTAGCCCTCGAAGTTCCACTCCATAGGAATGAACAAGCTGTACAGCCCACTCTTGGTCTGACCGTTCTTGGAGCGCATGTTGACGTTAGAGTCGTTGAACATCTTCTTGTAGTTCTCGCCACCCTTTGCAAGTGCGTTAGAGGTTGACCCCATCATGCACTTACCAATAATCTTACTACCTAGACGGAGGCACGTCTTTCTAATCCTCCATCCGTTCAGTATGTTGTTAGGCTTCTCGACCTTACCAGCCTCATCCTCAATTAGTCTCAGTAACTTCTCACCATCGTAGGAGTTGTCTGCCGTATTCTTCCAGTCAATTATAGTATCCAGTCCCTCAATGGTGCTAGTGTTCTCCTCGTTCATGTTCTTCTTAGTAATCTTGGACGCTGGAAGTCTGAACGATATCTCAGTCTTTGGCGTGTCCATACCATCTCGAAGTGGCTTAAAGAAGAACGGGTAGTTGTTAACAATTGGTACGACCTTGTCTGTAAACATTGTCTTGGCATCGGATCCCGACTTGGACTGTATACCCAACTTTGAGTTACTCGACAGTGTTGCAGTGTCTGACATTTCTGCCGACGACATGAACGAGAACCCAGAACGTCTGTTCTTTAGGTAGCACTGACCAAACGACCTGCTGTCAGCTACACATGCAGCCCAGTGTATATAGAATATCCTATTAGCCTCACGAAAGTCAGGTAGACCAATATCAATCTTGGACCACTGCAAGTACATGTAGTGTGTCCCAGTTATGTATGTTGGCTTGCCGTTGTTAACAAACCAGTAACCCTTGTCTCTCCTATCAAACTCCTCCTCGATATAGTCGACGTACTTAGACTTAAACTCGTTGTCGAACCTATTCCAGTCAAAGAACGTCTTGATGCGCTGTAGTTCCTTCGGATACTCTGACGGTATCCACTTATTATTTACCGACTCTATGTTCTCAAATACCTTAGGAAGGGCGATTATTAATCCCTCTATCTCGTATACCTGACCGATCTCACCAGTCTTAGATATAACAACCACGTCGTATTCCTTGTCGTAGCCGTACTTCCATGACTTAGCCTTGTTCTTCTGTCTGATAGTCTGGGCTGAGATGTGGTCGTCCAGTATCCTATATAGTGCGTACTTATCTTCCATTCTTCTTGATCTTACCCTCAGCAAATCCATTAGAACCAAGTGTCACAACTGGTATAATGCCTGCGTCTAGCTTGTTCCTCTCTGACTCTATCTTTTCAATCATATATATAGCATCCTCGTAGGCTAACCTCTTAGCCGACGCAGCGTTCTTCATCTTGTCTGCCGTCAAGTCTTCCTCGGTAGACGTAAGGATAGGCATCTCAAGGACCTTGATTAACTCATCGACAGCCTTTTCAGCAGCGACTAGCACCCTATTCTTTTTGTCCTTTAAATCTTCAGACATATGTTGTTTATTTTTACTCTGTATAGCTTCTCTCCGTCTATCTTGAACTCGTACTCTGACCCTGGCTTGAACGATATCTCGTCCCCAACGTCTACAGTGTCTACCTCTTCAGGCTTGAACTCAACTGTGCCGTACAAGTTCTTCTCGACGTAGTGGTTAAGAACAGTCGTCGAGTCGTCGTTCCTTTGTGGCTTAATGAAGCAGTAAGGGTACGTAGCCATCCAGCCAGCACCTTCTTTCTTGTATAGGTATATCTGTTCGTAGTCTAGTATGTAGATGTCGTCCTTTATGTAGCTCCATCCGCTAGTCTCGTTGCCGTTCATGTTGTAGTAAAGTCTGAACGTGTTGTGATGCACAACGACTACATCGTCTTTAGATATAGGACCGTTGTACCAGTCTGGAGTAGATATGACAGTGGCTAGTCTATTAGTTACCGTATGGTCCTCAATTGAAGAAGATATAATAAACTCAACGTCACCAAACTTTCTGATGTTGTCATACCTAACCCCATTATATGGCTTTATAATGAAGTAGTTAGGTGATGTCATGTCTAGAACTCTAGGTTATACTCTATCGACACAGCCACCGTGTGACCGATGTTCTTCCACATGATAACCTCTGGGATTCCGTCCTCCTCACGCTGAACGTAGATGTCGTATGACCCCTCACTGTTCTTTATGATGTCAGATATGATAGCCGTTCCGCCCATCGCATTCTTACCAACCTGGTAGTGCATGGCGTTCAGTAGGTCGTTGCCTATTGATATCTTTCTGATTATCATGACACCTCTCCAGTTAACATGTTGATTGCTCCGTCACCGTACTTCTCTTGAAGTTCTGCGTGTAACTCTGACAGAGCTGCTGTAGACTCACTAATGTTCATAAGCGTAACCTGCTTGTCAGTTTTAAGTCTCTCCTCTGCTAACGTGATGTCACATAGACGGCTTCTCAACTCTGAGTACTCTTTTCTTGCTGTTGTAAACTGCTCTAATTCTTCTGACGTTAATTTCATTTTATTTAATTTTAGTTGTACAAATATAGTTAAAAAAAAGAAACCCACGAATAAGCTCGTGGGTCTGTATGTTATTGCTGATAATATAGTGGTTAATAAACTTGTATTTTTAGTCCCTGGTTTATTAATATGTCGTCGCTAAGCGTCCCACTCAAGTATGACTTAAGCGTTATAACATTTATTGAAGTCTTGATTATTGAGAACGTATGTAAAACATCTGTAGGGGTTGCTACAATAAATAAAGAGTCATTTACGAACGCATTTGATAGTGTTCCAGTATATACTCCAGCACTTGTTCTAGCCCACACAATTGTACCAATCGTATTTGTACCCAACACAGTAGCAACTGGTGCTGCTGTTGATGCTTGGTTTAGTAAGCAGTTGTAGTACTTAGACCCAAGATAAGAAACGATGCCCTCTGGAGTAACGTTCTTAGTTGCGCCAGTGACTGCGTCTGAAGTTAAAATTCTGTCTGTTGCGTTGACCGACTCAACTGGATAGTTATTTATTTTTCCCATAATGCAAAGGTAGTTATTTTCCTTGACCTACTGTATTCTGTTTATGTCGTACAGCGTCGTCTCTGCTCCTATAACGATGCCATGATTCTTGAAGAACGAAAGGATCTCGTTCAGGTAGTTATTACCTGCCCTTGCTCCAGTCGAGTATATCTTTATGAACTGGTCTAGCTGTCCAGTAAATATGAACCTATACCCAGGAAGGTAAGGAGACATCTGGTACGTCTTAATGTTCTTTGCAATCTCAGCAGAATAGAATGGCTTGATGTTCACCTCCTTGTTCATCGGATATGTCCTAGAACTACCGCTAATTATCTTAGTGAAGTAGTCGATCTGTCTTTGGATGCCTACCGTCAGAGATGACAGCTTAACGTTCGCTCCTGAGTCAGTGTTGCCAATGTTCCCAGGGTTGTTTGTTCTATAACTTCGTGTCCCCTTATAGAATCCCTCATGGTCCGTCATTATGATTAAAAGCAGCTTAAGCCCCTTGGATATGTCCATCTTCTCAATCGCTGGAATGTACTCCTTCAAGATCTCATCGTTGAATGAAATCTTAACGTTATTTAAGATTGGCTTGTCAGGAAAGTGTGACCCATTAATCGTGACTCCCTTGTATTTTTCTATTTCCATTTGAATAATAAAACGATTAATAATATAAGGAACGCAATGATAGCTATGAACCTAAGGTTGTAAGCTATACCCCTCTTCTTCTCTTGCTTGATCTCTTTTTTATTAGTCTTGTATATGTACTTTATCTGTGTCTTTACAACCTCTATGCTGTCGTGTTGTGTCTTCCACTTGTACCTAACCTCGTACCTTGTAGGAGGAAAAACTGGTTCTGGACAGATGGTGCTAACCGTTCTATAGATGATAGAGTCCTTACCGTCCTTACCCTTTACTGTGTCTGTTATAGTAATAACTAGCGTATCGTTCTTAACCTTTCCGCCAAACTTGATGAACTTCTTATATCCTTGCTGCGCCTTACGAGCGTCAGAACAACTCAACGCACCTATTAACATTGACGTGGATATAATCGTAAGTATGAATAATGTTATGAACTTCATTCCTCTATCTTTTTTCTAACGTCCTTTACCTTGACCACTAATCCGTAAAACTTCTTAAGGAACGAGTATCCCTTTATAACCTGCCAGTTCTCGTCTATCGACACAACCTCGTTGGCAATGAATATGATTGATATAATCTTTGTTGAAACGTAAGGTATACTCACCCATGACTTGGTGAACTCGTTGATCAGATAGAAGTCAAGGAAGTATGTCAACAGTATAACAACCGTGTATCCACCTACCTTGGGAACGAATCCGTACCTAAACTTTTTTGATGACGGCTTTATTCCGTTCTTTTTTGCCTTCTTAATTCCGTATATTGAATCTATTACTGATACTAACGCTACTCCAAGTACTAAGAATGCTACTGGTGAAAAGAAAAAAAGCATGCCCTTAAGAACTGCCGTTGAGGCTTCTACGATGTGATGTTTCATTCTACAAAGGTACTTAAAAAACAGTTTAGTATCAGTCAGTTATATAGCACTGATTATGTGGCAGTTAATTAAACTACTGGCGTAGCAGCTCCTAGCGTTACACATACAGCACCAGCTGATAATGTGATAGACGTGAATGGCTTCTTTATATCTATAGGTGTGATAATTCCTCCTCTAGGCATAGGATTTACTGGTGATATTATGTATTGATCTGTAACATCTACCCCGTCCTGCAATAATTCTGTTACTACAGTCGCATCAGATATTGATGTTATTACATACATGTTTGCAGAAAATGTATCTTGTTTATTTACAACTACAGACCCTTGTCTAGCAGTTAGTACTTCATTCCATGAGTTTGGCATATCTTAACACTTTTTTGAACCCCCACGGGCTCTATTAATTTTTCTATCTTCCTTTACTATTTTGCCGTTAGGCATATGACTTGCGTCTCTCTTGTCTCCCTTCTTTAACCCTAACTCCTTGCGAGCCTTGTTAGCTTCACCACGCTTCTTGATTGCTAACGGCTTTGCAGCTGCCTTCTTTGAGCTAGCCTGGTGAACAGCCCTAGCGTCAGGATTTTCTCTATAAAACTTCGCTGTCTTTCCTATCATAAGGTGCCTTTTCATTTAAATATTCCTTCCGTCCTTCACATCCGCAGTCCTCGATACCTACCGACTGGGCAGCCATCTTGACGGCATATGCAATACCCGTTCGTTCGAGCAGAAACTCTACAGTGTCACCAAGACCCTTGTGCTTCTTGACGACCTGGATCACTTCTTCTTACCGCCCTTACAGAACTCCATCCCACGCTTGCCATACTCCTGCATGCGCTCCTTCTTTCCCTCAGACTTTTCGTGCTTCATCTCAGCCTTCTTAGATGAGTACTTCTCTTTCGATTCTTTCATGATACAAAGATAGTTAAAATTTCAATTATTCAACTTGTGTTTTAATCATTTCAATGAATGAATCAAATATAATTTTTTGTTCTTCAGAAAGTTCTGAATAAATTATTTCTATTTGTATTTCAGGCATAAATGATTCTCCATATTGAGCCAATGCTCTTACGATTGGAGCCGTTGTTAATTGTACTACTATTTGCTGTAAATTTTCCATAATTATTATATTAAAATATTTCCTTGTAAATCGTGAACATTTATCATTCCTTGAGTTATGTTCGCATTAATTGCCGTAGTTGCCCCTTTAAATGCATTATTTGCATATTTAGTTGTTAATGCTGATACTGCATTAATTGCATTTGCTGAAGCATTACTTACCTCTATTGTACATTGTACAATTTCAGCATTATTTCCTGATACTTTTATACCATGTCCCCCAGCATTATTCCATTTTGAATATACCTCTGTATTATAAATTTTACAACCTGAAATTAAATTATTCATAAATATTGCGATTGAAGCCAATGATATCGCTTTACAACTTCTTAGCTCCGTAATCGTTGAGCCAGAATTAGTTGCTATAATGCCATTAGATACAGCACTAAATCCAATTGAATCATATGCTATACCATTTATAAATACTATTCCAGCATTTGCCGTTGAATATCCTTTGCATGAAATTACATTTACAGCTCCATTTACATGAAATCCAGCATTAACCGTTGAATATCCTATACAATTAATGCTAGTAGAACCCCCACCAACCGCAAATCCATATTGACCACCAGACCATCCAATACAATTTATAGCGGTTCCAGTATTTCCAAACCCACTTACGCCACCATCATATGCCGTGCAATCTATTGCTAACCCAGCATTGTTTATGCCACCTACATTTACACCATATCCAATACATTTAACTATTTTTCCACTAGCTCCAACTGATATTCCACCTCCATTTAACCCTTTTGCAGTAGAATCATTTAGGGTTCCATTTGTAACTGTTATTGTTGGGTTATATCCTTCTGCATATATTCCATAAACTTCCGCATTTGCATTGTTAATTGTAAGGCATCTCATATTTGTGGCTCCTCCAATTAATATTGTTGAATAGGCTTTTATTTTAGAGGCTCCAGTAATGTACATGCAAATTGTATTTATAGAACTGGCGGTGCCTCCTAAACGCTTAAATGTAATATTTGAAATACTACAATTAACAGCCAATCCACCATCTTGAATACAATTTGCTGTTCCAACTTGATTTAAAGTATATGTATGTCCATTTCCATTAATATTGACCCCATCTTTTAATGTAATTGCAATATTTGTTGTTTCAACAACATCAGCGAACATTTCAATTGTTTTACCACTTGTAGCAGCAGTCATAGCTAAAGAAAATGTAGCATAATAGGTATAAACTCCTGCTGAATCAGATATACCAAAAATACCACTACTACCACCTGCCGAAGGCGTAGGGATGTTCAATACATCTGCAACGAATGTTGCAGCACCCGTTCCAGTAGTGGTTAACGTTATGGGGTTCTGCTTAGCGTTGAACGTGCTCCAGTCTACCGAACTTACTGCGCCACGTTTTAATGCGCTGGCGGTTGGTAGGTTGAGCGTATGTGTGTCAACAGATGACGACACGTTAAAGTCAGATCCAGACGTTCCAGCAACGATGTACTGCGTGTTCTTTGTTAGCGTGTTTATCGACGATATCCCACTAGAGAACGACGTTATTATCTGGCATAGGTGCGAGTCCTGGGTGTGCTGAGTGATCGTCCGTCCTGGCGTGTTGTCCACTATGTATACCCTGACAGCTATTCTGTCGGTTATTAGAAGCGACGTGAATGGGACGGCAACACTTGATAGGTACAGATCAATCGATGTGCCACCAGTTATACCCTCTGGGACCGCTGAGTTGTTGGCAATAGTAGTGAACGTCGACCCGTCGTACTTGAGTATCTCCATGTAGAACTTAGGTACGCCCCCTGAAGAGCTTGCGCTCATGAACATCTCAAAGTTCCAGTTCCCAGCAGGGATCTCTGTGGTGTTAGGGTTCCCAGCGTCTGTTAGCCACTGAGTTATTAACCCGTTACCAGATAACGAAAAGTCAACCCCAGTGCCAATGACTGGTGTGTTGCTCATCTGATAGTAGGTCCCAACGCTTGCAGCTGTGCCACCGTTAAGGTAGTAGTTCACGTTGTTACCACCTCCACCGCTTATGGCAGGAACAGTGGACCATGTCTGGTCTCCCCTCAAGAACGTGGCGGTGCTAGCCACCCCAGTCCCAAGGTTGAACGTTGGGATCAGGTCTACCAGCGAGAACGGTATTATCTTGCCTAGTACTTTCTTTAATGGACGTGGAAAAATGCTCATATTAATTGCAAAGATAGTTAAAAAACACTACATTTGGGCATGATTAAAATTAATGGAAAGTCAATATACACGCTAGAGCGAAAGAGAAAAAAGAAGCCAGTACCTAAGTACCAACGGTTCACACCAGACAACGACTACCTGAAGTACTACAGAGTTGTCCGCTACTGGGCGATGCGTCAGTACGACATAACGGGACCAGAGCTAGACGTTGCGCTGTTCTTGTACTCAGAGCGTCTGTTCAACTACTCAACCTTCGTAGAGTTCTGTAACATAATGCACTGGGACAAGGCTCGATTCAAGACAATGAAAGAGAAGGACCTGATACACGTGTGGCGTAGGTCAGGGTGGAAGGAGATAAGACTCTACGAGCTAACCTACAAGGCTAAAAGAATGGTAAACTCCATCTACAAGAAACTAAACGGAGAAGAACTTATACCACTGTCCCACCACAACCCAGTTATGAGTAGCAGTGGGAGCTACACCGACAAGGTGTACGCAATGGCTATAAAAAGAATGAACAAGGAAACTAAAGAACGACGGCAACATCCTGCTCCCGAATGATGCGGTAGGTCTTGTCGTCGATTGTTATGTGATGACCCTGAGCCTTGTCGTACATCAACTTATGTCCAACTTCGACATACTTGACCTCTGGACCGATGTGCATTACCACACCGTCGTGGTACCGCATCTTGGATGCGTTGTCTGCTGTTGTTATCAAACCAGTCATGGACTCCTTGTGGTCCACGACTGATTCTTCAATTATAATGTAGTTACCTAGAACCCTCATCGTCTCGAATGTTTGTTATTATTGCGTTTGTACTTAGTATCGTCGTGGCTACAGATACTGCGTTCTTAAGCGCAGACCTAGTAACCTTCGTCGGGTCGATTACGCCCATCTTCATCATGTCCCCGAACTTGTCGTTCTTCACGTCGTAGCCGTAGTACTTTGACTTGCTGTTGCAAATCTCTACGCCCACCTCGATGTGGTTCTTGCCAGCGTTCTTAAGTATCCGTCTGAAAGGCTCCTCGATTGCCCACAACATGATGTCTGCCGCCTGGTCATAAGACTTAGACTTGCCAAGCTCGATGATTGACCCAGCCCGTAACAGTGCGATGCCGCCTCCAGGAAGTACGCCCTCCTCGATGGCAGCCTTTACAGCCAGCACAGCGTCGTCCGTTCTATCTTTCAATTCCTTCTGCTCGATGTCAGAGTTAGCACCAACGTAGATTACGCCCACACCTCCAGAGATGTTGGCTAGACGCTCTTTAGTGAACTCGATGTCCTCTTGGTCAATCTTAAGGTCTAAACTCTCTGTGAGGGCTTTAAAATGCGTGTCAAGGTTTTCGTTAACTTCCTCTGACGGGATGATGATCGTCTTAGACTGCCCGACAATAACCTTCGACGCACGTCCTAGTCCAGCAAAGTCTACGTTTGCGACGTTGTCACCAGTTGTTGCGGAGTAGTACTTGCCACCCAGTGCGATCGCAAGGTCAGTCATCAACTCGTCCTGACGGTACCCCATGCTCGGAGGGATGATGTTAGCAGCCTTGATGCGACCCTCGTACACGTTCTTGTTCAACGTCTGTATTGTCTGTAAGTTCATCTGACCTACTATCAGCAAAGACTCACCCCTCTCGATGATTGGTCCCAAAATTGCTATCATGTGCTCTAGGTTAGTGATCTCCTGGTTCGTGATAAGAACCCAAGGGTTGTTCAGCACGCACTCGTTCTTTCTTACGTCGTTCACGAAGAACCTACTAGTGAAGCCTCTGTCAACCTTGATGCCGTTAACAATCTCTGTGTGTGTCTTGGTAGTACGACTGTTCTCAACGGTGACGTGTGAAACCTTGCTGTACGTGTCAGCGATTATAGCACCAAGTTTTGAGTCGTTGTTAGCCGAGATGGTAGCAACGTCCAACAAACGCTTACCACTCACGGGCTTCGACATCTTTACAAGCT